ATGGACAACAAATTGATTACCGCGGAAAGGGCCAAAGAAATAGCCAATCAGAGAAAGCAATTATTACGAGTAATGGAACTAATCTTGGAAGAAGCCGCGAATGGTGAGATGGTAACTACCTATGAAGGTTTAAGCGAGGAAACTATCGCCAAACTGGAGGAGTTAGGATATCAAATCGAAGTGAGATGCGCTCTTTCAGATAACCCCATGTATGTGATTTACTGGAAATGATGACTACACTCCATAATACCGAATTCTACACCACTCCCGAAGGAACCGTTATGGTGAAACCCGTCGGGCAATCGGCTTACGAGCTGACAGAAGATTGCCGAGAGGTAGTCAGTGCTATGTTGGCCATCATTCGGGAACGGTATCCGAAGGCACACACAGCTCTGATGAAACTATACTCATCCAGTTCAATGAATCGTACCTGGTATGAATACAAAGTGGTTCACCGTTTCATTAGATGCAACTTCGGCGAATATAACCAAGGGGCCATTGACATCAACCATAATGGAACCTTCCAATTCGAAGAAGTGGGATGTCCGCTTCGAGGCGAGTGCCCCCTGGAGGGCGTGGTATGCAAGCCGGAACTGGACACGCAACTCACAGAACGAGAGACGGAGGTATTCCGTTTGTATGCCCAAAATCTCCAAACGGAGCAGATAGCCGATGAACTGCACATCTCACCCTGCACGGTGAACCGTCATCGGGAGAACATCAAGGCCAAGTTGGGTGTAAACACCGTTGCCGAAATGGTCGCTTACTGGTATGCTAACTGTATGAAATGAACTCATGATATTATCCTGATCAAAGCCCGAGCCACCTGTGAAGGCCGCGAGGGCAACACCCCGCACTGCGCCGGAATGGTAGCCGGAGAATGGAAGCGTAGGAGCGACTGGGGTTCGATTCCCCCATGCGGGACTATTGACGATTTATGAACCAATAAAAACTACATGAAGATGAAAAAAGAACAGCTTTCACTGGATACCCGGGTAGCCAATGCATTGGTGGCCCGAAGTACCGAAGAGCGATGGCCGATGCACATCCAACTGGGCATCCCCTTCCGCACGGAGAATGACAACCACATGGTGGACATCACCGTGGAGTATGAAGACGATTTCCCGTTCGGCGGGAAACTGGACGAGACTATCAACCGAGTATTTAACTTAACACCTGAAGAGCCATGACCGTGCAAGAACTAATTGAGAGACTCGAAGAGTGCGACCCGGAAGCTGACGTAGTGATGGACGCAGGATTTATTAACCTTGTATTTGTCAATAAAGTAGAAGAGAATTACGAATGTAATGCCGTCGTTATAAGTTGAATGTCTATGAAACGCAAACCTTTTACAGTGGATGAGATTGAGCAAATCCGCCTTCTCTATCCAGATCATAGCACACGCGAAATTGCGCAGCTATTGGGACGATCAGAATGTAGCATATATGGTAAAGCATCCTTGATGGGATTGCGGAAGTCCCCACAATATATTGAGCGCATAACCCGTGAGAGTGCCGGAAAATTATCCCAACTGGGCAGTGCCAGCCGTTTCAAAAAAGGACATACGCCCGCAAATAAAGGACGTAAAATGTCTGCGGAAATGTATGAACGATGCAGCAGTACCATGTTTAGAAAAGGTCATAAACCTCATAACACCCGATATGATGGGTATGAAAGTATCAGGACTGACAAGAACGGATATCGATACATCTACGTCCGCATTGCCGAGGGTAGATGGATGCCCAAGCATATTCTTATTTGGAAACAGGCCAACGGTCCGGTACCCGACGGACACAACATCGTCTTCCGCGACGGAGACACGCAGAACTGCGTGCTTGAGAACCTGGAGTGCATCAGCGATGCCGAACTGATTCGTCGCAATTCGATACACAACCTGCCGGAAGACGTGCAGGAATTGATATACCTGAAAGCCAGGCTGACACGAGCCATCAACGAAACCAAAAAAAATAAGAACCATGAACGCACTTGACAGACTGAAGGACATGGTGAACAAGCCATTCCTTTACAAGAACGAAGAAGTTGTTATTCTGAACTACTGTGAAGGTACAGGCGATGACGGCGATGAAGTGGAAATCTACCTGAATAACGGGCAGACGCTCGTGTTCAATTACATCAACCTTCCGGCCAAGCTGGAAAAGTTCAAGCCCGTATCGGCACAGGTCATCGTGCTGGCCAACAAACGGCTCGACAGTGTGTCGACCGTTAATCCTACCATCATTCAGCAACTTCGAGACACCGTGATGCAGCAGATTGAGGCTGTGAAGAAAGACCCGTCTGCAGTGTCACAAGCCAAGCAAGTATTTCAGGGTGTGAACACGCTTGTGAACCTGGCCAAGACTGAACTTGAGTACCGGAAGTACATGAACGAATTTGATAAGCAACCAATAAACCAATAGCTTTATGGCAACAGATAACGCCCAAGAAAAAAAAATAGATCCTGCCGAGGCAGGCATATCGATGGCCGGACTGGACGGGCCGAGCGCCTATATAGACGGCAAGGAAAAGTATCGAAGAATATTCATCCGCCTGCGCACGCCGTACGAGACGCTGACCTGCAGCCCCATCAAAGACGGATCGGACTTCGCGCGAAGGGCATCCATCATCGAGAACTGGTTCAACTCCATTGTGCGGAAAGGGAACTTCGTTCTAACATTCGATGCCGTACAAATAACCGATGAAGAAGCCGACAGAATACAACAACAATCAATAACCGAAAAATGAGTATGTATATACCTATAATTAAAGCAGATGTAGCAAGAAAAATAGCAGAAGAAAGATTGCAATTGCGTAGAGTGATGGAATATATATGGCAATTATCCATCAACGGTGAGAAATCTCTAATTCTTGAGAATTTGTATGATAGAACCATTAAATCGCTGGAGGAGAACGGTTACATGGTAGAAGAGAGGATGGGGTTAACTGATAACCCTTCGTATTATATAAGTTGGAAATAATATACACTATGGTAACAAAAAACACATTCAAAAATAAATTCCCGGACGTGAAAGTCCAGAAGCTGCAAACAGCCGTTGTTTTCAGCAAGAGAGAAGTGGAGAAAACTGTTGTGGAGATGTGCAAGTCTTTGAATACGGGTCTGCTGTATTTCAGTTATGCAGGAAAATGGATAACAGCTTATACGTCATATAAGATGAGAACCTCACTTGACAGCATGACGAAGGGGGCTTGCATGATTGACAAGCAGACGGATAAAGAGGTTACGATATTGAGCGATGAGCCTTTTATTGTAGGCGGAGAATACTGCATCCGTATTCAGTTCCCAGACGGATCAGAAGATGTTTATAGTTGCGAATATTTTATAGATTGATTATGGCAGCATACTTTATAGATTATATCATCAACTACTCTGCTTTTAATAAAAAGGGGAAAGAACTGCAGGAGTACATCAGACAATTCAATCAACGCTTCGTACCAGACGACTTATCGATGGACGCATTCAAGGCTGATGTCGAGAATGAGATAGCCAGTCTAAATGAAAAATATCCTCACACGATACCGATGGAACTCGACCACTACAATAATGGTGTGTATGGAGCTTGGATGGTGAGAGTGAAAGGCTACAACGACAAGGTTGTTTTCATCCTATCCTGGAAAAAAGTGCTTGGTACATACCAATTCAATGAAAAATCTTTATCGAATAAAAAAGAATCTGAGAATAGCTACACAGCTACCCATCTAAGCTGTACTTAGGTACCACCTAAAGTACACTTAGGCATCATCTAAGTCCGGCTTAGACAGCGGCTAATTAGCATATACTGATAATCAATCAATTACAAAAAACCAGCAAGTTATGAACAAACTTTACAACAATAGTATAAAGAAAGGCGCACGCATCCGCGTGCTGGCAACCGGTGAACTCGGTACCGTGGCCGAAAAACAACTTATTCGAAAGGGTGGGGAAACAAAAATCTATTGCAGGGTGAAACTTGATAAGAAACCCGAGCAGGACACCTGGTATTTCTCCGACCAGCTTGGCGATACGAAAGAAAGTGCTTTCATCACTTTCTGTGATAATACGGACAAAAAAATCATTGTAGGCGTGGAAATAGACCACGAAAAGGATTGTGTCAGCAATTTGAAGGTAGCCGGCATGCCGGACAAACCTGAGAAACACCAAGGACTGTACCGCTATCTGGCGACTACGTTCATTCAAGTGTTCAAGGATTCCCGTCCTTGCACTTCACGCCAGCAATAATCACCTTTGCCACCATGGATCTGACACCCTATTTGCCCGACGACGCCCGCTCCTGGATTCCCGCCTATGCCGAAAGCTTGGGCTGGGATAAGCTGACGGAATACTACGACCGAGTGTTCCTCCGGCTGGAGCGGATGCGTCCCGGCGACAGGCTGGTAGTCTTACAAGAAGTTTTGCCTGCCAATTACGACCTCTTCCTGCACTGCGCATATACGGCGGCGTGCGAACTGGAGCGTATGGGGGTTAGTGCCTATTACTTCGACGAACTGGCAACCGTGATAACCCGACAATAATGCAGGATCAGGCCTGCACACAATATATACAGACTATGATTGACGAACGAATTATCGAACAAATCCTCGACCGTGCCGACATCGTCGATGTCATCGGCGGTTACGTCGAGCTGAAAAAGAAAGGCGCGAACTTCTCCGCTTGCTGCCCGCTGCATCAGGAGAAGACACCCAGTTTCATGGTGAACCCGGCCCGCGGCACGTGGCACTGCTTCGGATGCGGCAAGGGCGGTAACGTCATCGGCTTCCTGATGGAGCACGACACGTTGGCCTTTCCCGAGGCCGTCCGCTCCTTGGGCAAGCGGTACGGCATCGAGGTCGAAGAAACGAAGCTGACGCCCGAGCAGGAACAGCAGCGTATGAAGCGCGAAAGCATGTACATCATCAACCAGCGATGTGCCGAACATTTTCGGGCGAACCTGCTCGATCCGAAGCACAAGGTGGCCGCCGACTACGTCAAAGGCCGGTGGGGAGAGGCATACGCCGAGGAGATGGGCATCGGATATGCGCCCGACAGTTGGGACGATCTGCTGCGCTTTGCCCAGTCATCCAGCCTATCCATCGAGCTGATGACGGAGATGGGCTTGCTGAAGGAGCGCGAAAAAGGCGGGTTGTACGACTTCTACCGTTACCGAGTCATGATACCTATTCGCGACCGCTACCGGCGGGTGATTGGTTTCACGGCCCGAGACATGAGTGAAGACAAGAAAGTGGCAAAATACCTGAACCCGATCGAGAGCGACATCTATCATAAAAAAGACAGCATCTTCGGTATCGACATCGCCATTCGCCAGGCCGCCAAAGAAGACAAGTTCTACCTCGTGGAGGGCGGACCCGATGCCATGCAGCTGCAACGCATTCGGGTGAATAATGCTGTTGCATCATTGGGCGGAGACTGGACACCCGGACAGCTGGAGCAACTGAAGAAGTACGCCACGAAGGTGTGCTTCCTGCCGGATGCCGACCCGCCCAAGACGGACAAAGGCGAGAAAATCGGTGCCGGTACCCACAACGTAATGCGTAATGGGCTGCTGGCCATGAAAGCCGGATTCGGCGTCACCGTGAAGGAAATCCCCTTGGGCGAGGCGCAGAGCAAGAATGACCCGGACAGCTACTGCACCAGCATACAGAAGTTCCAGGAACTGGAGGAGGTTGATTTCATCCCTTGGTATGCCAGATACCTGTTTTCTGACATAAGTACCACTGAAGATCGGGGCGATGCGCTGAACAAGGTATGCGGCATGTTAGCCTTGGTTGGCGATGAGGTAAAGGTAAACATGTATATTAAGGATTTGCAGAAGTCTGTATATCCGGACAAAGCTGCTTGGACATCTGCCCTTAAGAGAGCGAAAAAACTGCGCGAGGCGGAAGTGGCACGCAAGAACCGCGCCAATCTCAACATTGACATGCTGGGTACTTACGGCTTCATGGAGATGAATGGTGGCTACTGCGCGCAGGCTGACAAAGGCTGGGATCAATGGAGCAACTTCACCATGACGCCCCTGTTCCACATCAAGGACTCACTGTTACCCAAGAGACTATATAGAATCAAGAATCAAAACAAAATCGAAGAAATTATTGAAATGAAACAAGAAGATTTAGTATCGCTTTCCAAATTTAAAGTAAAAGTGGAAGGCATCGGCAACTTTATCTGGTTTGCCACCGAAAAAGAACTGACCAAGCTGAAGATGTTCCTTTACGAGCAGACCGAGACCGCCATCGAGGTCACACAGCTAGGCTGGCAGCGTCAAGGATTCTTCGCCTTTGGCAATGGAGCCTTCGACACCGAATGGCATCCAGCCGATGAGTACGGCATCGTCCGGCTGAAGGCTGGTAACTTCTACCTGCCCGGCTGCAGCACCATCTACCGCGACGACGTGAAGCTCTTCCAGTTCGAGCGGAAGTTCATTCACACCACCTATAACAATGTCAGCTTTCGGGAGTACAGCGACAAGTTGGTGCAGGTGTTTGGTGACAATGCCAAGGTAGGTATATGCTTCCTGCTGGCCTCGCTGTTTCGCGATATCATCGTCGGCCAGACCAAGAGTTTCCCCATTCTGAATTTGTTCGGTCCAAAGGGAAGCGGTAAGTCGGAGCTTGGCCACAGTCTGATGTCTTTCTTCATCATCAAGAACACGCCTCCCAACATACAGAATGCCACCATCGCCGCCTTGGGTGATGCCGTTGCCCAATGCGCCAACGCCCTGGTACACATTGACGAGTACAAGAACAGCATCGACCTCGACAAGCGCGAGTTCCTGAAGGGCTTGTGGGACGGCACTGGCCGTAGCCGCATGAACATGGATCGGGATAAGAAGCGCGAGATAACCAGTGTGGACTGCGGTGTCATCCTGTCCGGCCAAGAAATGCCAACAATCGACATCGCTTTGTTCTCCCGTTTGATCTATCTGACCTTCACAAAAACAGAATTTTCAACGACTGAGAAACAGGCGTTTGACCAGTGCAAAGCCATTCGTGACCTTGGTTTGTCACACCTCACACTGCAGCTGCTCCGTCATCGGTCAAAAATGGAGACAGATTTTTCGGCCAACTACCGCCAGTGCATGAGTGATCTTAACGACCGGCTGAAGGGTGAGACCATCGAGGACCGCATCCAGCGAAACTGGGTGATACCCTTGGCAGCGTTCCGAACGCTGGAGGCTGTGCTCGATGTGCCGTTCACCTACCGCGAGCTGCTTGACATCAGCGTGGCCGGTATCATCCGCCAAAACCGCGAGTGCAAGAGTAACAACGAACTGGCCAACTTCTGGAATGTGGTCAGCTACCTCCAGCAGGATGGCGAGATCTTCCTGGAGTCAGACTTCCGCATCGACTATCTCGACCGGTTGAAGACCAACAAGGTTAAAGACCTGGTATTCCAACGACCGAAACCTATCTTGCGAATGCGCACCGACCGCATCTTTATGCTCTACAAGAAGTTCTCAAAGCAAGTGGGTGACTCCGCCCTGCCAACCGAATCCCTCAGCTTCTATCTCGAAAACAGCAAGGAATACTTAGGAGTGCAGAACTCCGTTCGCTTCAAAAACATTCTGAAGGGTGTCGAGGTGACGAAGGAGTATGAAGCCGGTGGCCAGAAGGTTTACCGGAAAACCAGCATTACCAAACAGGCTCTATGCTTCGATTACTCGGAGTTGATGGCCAATTACAATATCAATCTCAACATAGATACAGGGGTATCTGATGTTGAAGTTGAAACCGATGGGGTGCCATCACCCTATACTTTTTAGTGTCTATCATAGTTGAGTGGGAGCCCTGGCCTGTGAAGGTCGGGGCTTTTTTCTATCCTCACAGAAAGTATATTCCTATTTCTGATGGGGCAAAAAACGCTTCTACACTTTCTACAACTTCTACAATGCTATAAATCAATAGAATAACCTATAAAAATATCATCTACAAACTTCTACAAATTTCTACAAAATGCTACTTTTCTACTATTCTTCTACAAAACCATACTTTGTAGATGGTTTTTCTACAGATTCTGAATGCATGAAACTCTGCTAAATGATTGATATACAGTGTTAAATGAAATTTGTAGAAAGTGTAGAAAGTGTAGACGGCAAAATGTGTGTGTAGAAATATAGTTTATATTGATTGATATATTATTCATAATTTATATTTTTGTGTGTAAATCAAATACTTAAATATGATAACAACTCGAATTCAAGTATCAGAACATCTTAGAGAATACATGATAGCTAAATGTGAGAGTGAATATGGTAATCCTATTCGGATACCTGATAATCTTGATTTATACCATATCATTTATGATTTACTAGAGAAAAGACCTTCTAATACTCCAATAGATCATGGAAATCTGGAGATAATTTTGCCAGAACGTAGTGTTGGCAAACGGCCGGAAAGCTATAACTATCTAGGAATTCGTTCACAACGAATAATCGCCAAGAAAATCGAAACGATGATGTGGGCAGAAGTGCATGATCTGCTTGATACGATGAAGCATCGTGAAGGGATCGACTACAAGGATGCGGTTCACCTATTCATCTGCAAGTATCGTATCGAAAGCCTGACAGAAGACGCTCTCTTGAAGAATTACTACCGATGGAGGGGCACTGTCCGCCGACGAGAAAAACGAAAATATTCGCGAAAATAATTCATGCAGCAAGTGTATTGATTGGTCCGTTTTGTGCACGAATAATGTATCAAAAATGCGTCAAAAATGCTAAATATTTATATATCAGTATGTTATGAATAATATTGGTGGAATCATAAAATGTGAGATTTGTCCGATAGACAAGGTCACTACTTTTTCGCATACGGAAACGAAAGTTTCGGTTTCTTCAGCGGATAATGGATCACTTTGGATCGATTTACCTATTAATAGGAAAAATACATCTTGTGCCGCTACTCCAGCAAGTAATGATGCCGGAACTGTATATCAACACAGCTGTAACACGCTGCTGCCCATGCCGTTTGTAACCACAAACCTATTAGCTACCGTACGCAAATGTGCTAAATGTGGATGCTTGATACGATACACTGATGCTAACAAACAACTGCGCATACTTGGTACCAATGAATACCCTCTGATTGGTACATTGGAAGAATCACCTGGAAACAATGCGTCCGATCTGGCCGGTTTTCAACTGCGCTTATCCGCTACTTCTCTCACTCCTGCTCTTGAATATATAGAGGTATAGCGTCCTTCTACACCTTGTATAACGTTAGTATCATTGCACCAAAATAACGTGCAATGGGAAAACGGATTGTTTTATCAGATTCTAATCTAAACCGATATGGTTTTCGGGTTCTCACTGAAGGAATTGATCTGGAAGCCTTCAAAAAGAACCCGATACTGCTGTATATGCATTTTCGTGACGAAGGTACCCCAATCTGGGGCAACTATAAAGCCATTGGACATTGGAAAGATATACGTGTTGAGGACGATGTTTTGTCTGCAGAGCCGGTTTTCGATGAAGTGGATGAGCTGTCAAAGACGGTTGCCGCCAAATTCAATGCCGGAACGTATAATGCAGCCAGTATCGGAATTCGTATTCTCGCCACTTCCGGCGAGAAAGAATTATTGGTACCAGGTCAGACTCGTGAAACAGTGACGAAATGTGACCTGATGGAAGCCAGCATCGTTGACGTCCCTGCCAATGCCAATGCAGTCAGATTGTATGACCGCTCTACCTCTGTATGTCTGGCAGCAGGGATGGAGAATAGTACTGTGCCAGAACTCACATTACCAACATCTGGAATTATGAACTTTAAAACGAAATGGAAATCTGTCCTCGCCTTTCTGAAGATTGGTGAGGATAAGGCCGATGTGACTGCCATCACAGATGAGCAGCTGGATTCTCTTGATGCAGAGCTATCTCGCCTGCAGGGAGAGAATACACAGTTGAAGGCAGACAAGGAGAAGGCAAATGGAGAACTATCTTCAGCCACTAATGAAGTGACCACACTGAAATCCGATCTTCAGAAGAAGGAAGGTGAAATCAGTACCCTCAAGACAGACCTTCAGAAGAAGGATGATGAGATCAAGCAACTTAAGGAACAGGTTGAGAACTTGAAGCAAGGACCTGCCGGAAATGACGGTAACCTGACACCCAAAACTGAACCCGGTTCTGATGAGAAAGAAACCTTGGCCGAGTTCGGAGACAATAATGCAACCGATTATGAAGCAATGTCCGCCCGATTGAAAGAAGAAGGCCTGATTTAAAAAACAACAAAGAAATGGCAACACCTAAATTAATTGACGTCAGCAAGCTCAATGAAGCGATGACGATTTATGACAAGACTTTGCGTACATTGCCCTATGCCACGTTGAAAGATGTGGCTGCAATACTTCGTCTCAACCTGATGGACTTGCAGGGGAAGCATGTACGAATCAATGAACGTCGCCATGCCGGCGGTACCCAATCCTATAAAGTAGGTAAGGACTTCGGTATGGTCGAAAAACTTCTCACCTTCGAGCCTTCGGCCATTGAGCCAAAGGATGTAGTGTGCATCACCAAGGAGAACAGTCAGGTGTATAATGACAATGAATTGCTTGTCATTGGTGGCACACCTGTAAGCAACATCAACAAGCGGCACCCATTGGAAACCCGTGTAGCTTTTACGCTGGTGAGGAATCATGCCGAAGATGTAGTATATGCCATGTTCCATGCCGAGCGTGACGAAGAAAGCAAATCACCGAACGGAGCATTCGACGGTTTCTATACGAAAACGGATATGCTTATGGCATCCGGTGACATCAATGCAGCCCGCGGAAACTTCTCTGTGAGTGGTGAATTCACCATGCCGACCAGTGAAACCGATTATTCCGCCTATGAAAACTTGGTAGAATGGATTGGTAATACGCACACTTATCTTCGTAGCAGTATCGGTGGAGCCCCACAGCTTTTGTGTGCTAATACCGTATTGCTGGCAGCCCGTGCCGCCCTCCGCAACAAGTTAAGGATGCAGGAATATCCATCCATGCAGCGTATGATAGAATTGTTGCGTGAAGACGCCATGTGTCCATCTTTGATTGTATCGACCCACGAAGCTCTTGGTCGTGGAAGCCGTCTGATTTTGCAAAAAGTAGGCAACATGGACTTGGCATTCAACACACAAGCAGCTTCCCGATTCTGTCAGATCCGCGATATTTACGAAGATCCGAACGAGTGGCAGTTCTGGCTGCAAAGTGGTTACGACACCCGTATCAACGACTGGCATGAGAAGGTGTTCTGCACGAATGAGCAGAAGAATGAAGGCCTTGATTTGGCCGGTGACTATTGCAAGACGGGTGCCGTCAGTGTGACCATCACTGGCGATGACGGAAAAGGCTTGTGGAATATCCAAGGGAAAGCGGCCAAACGTGCAAGCGGCCAGTACATCAATGGTCTGGCTCCTGGTACCTATACGGTTGAGTTTGCTGACGTTGAAGGCAAGACCAAACCCAGCAACATTGCCAGTGTAGAGGTGCAGGCCGGTGAAGTGACGACGAAAGAAGCCGCTTATACGCCTGCCGGTTAATTTTGTTGAACCCTAAAAAATGAGTGATATGAAAAATAAGAAGTTGTATATTGGACTGGCTATCGCATTCATTGCGGTAATGGCAGTCTATCTGTGCGGTTACACAGAAGGAAACGAATCCACTCTGCTTATGGCTGTAGGACCTGCTTTCGCACCCTTGAAATGGCCGGTAGGTCGTAACAACATGGGCGGATTCAAAGGATATCTGCTCTTCGTTCCGGCCGATGCTGCGTCTCAGGTACCGACGGTGCCCGAATGGAGCGAAGCAACCGATAATGAGAATCTGGTGTCTGCTGCCGGATCTTTCGCTTTCCCGGAAGATGGAACCATCGAAGCTCCGATATATCTCTACAATACGGATGCTAAAGTCGGGTACACCGCGGAAGCCCAGGGCGAAGTGGACGGTATATCCTACAAGCAGACTTTAACAGGTTTTTTCCCGGGAAACATGAAAGAGGCACATGCCTTCGCTGCTTTGGTTAAGAACACTCCAGGTTACTATGTGTTTGAGGATACAGACGGCCAGCAAATGATTATTGGACAGCCGGGTATGCCTGCTGCCACTTCGGTTTCATTCAATGGCGGACAGGCTCGGGCCGATCTTCGCGGACATACTTTCACCATCACGGCCGACAGTAATTATAGTGCCATCTTCTTGGAGACGCCGATTGACATCGAAAAAGTAAAGGATGGCAGCTGGACATCAGGGGGAGTAGGAGAATGATATGAAACGTAAAGAACAACTGTTTAACTGGTTAGCCGACCGTCAGCGAAAATATGCTGACGGTATGGCTCTGTTTCGTCTGTTGGCCAACGACAGCATGAAGCAACGTTATGGTACTTTTCTGGAACGTGGAGAGGACGGCGTAACACACCCTTTTGACCCACGTTTTACACAGCTTGTAAACTGCTTGTCGAAAATTGCGCAGAACATTCGTGCCGGAATTGTCATTGCTGCAGCCGAAGAAGATTTGGATGTGCGTCAGATATCAGAAACTGAATCGGAGAGACAGGCAGCCCTGAAGAAACGGAATGATCGTATCCAACAGCTCGATGATTTGAACGACGACCTACAGACCCGTATCGGATATCTGGAGGATGGAAGTGAAGAGCATGCCGAAGAAATAGAGGAGCTGAAGAAACAGGTAGAAAGCAATCTCGAGGAAATCAACCAGCTCCGAAAGGAAGTGGATGCGCTCAATGCGCCGGGTGTAAAGGTAGTAACGGAAGAAACTTTGCCGAAATCGCTCCAGAAGGCTTATGCCCGAATCAAGGAAATTGCGCCGCTGTATGCCAGCCTTCACAACGACCTGACCAATACTGAACTGTCGGACGAAGATCGCAAGAATCTTGCCGACCAACTATGTAAACTCGATGATGAGCGTCGCAAGCTGTGGCGGTCTATCGACCAGTGGGCTGAAGGAAAGGCATCGTTGGATTTGAGCGAGAAACGACCTGAATACAGTGACAATGCCGTCGTGCGAGGTTACGAGATGGCCCGTCAAATCAAGCGTCTGAAGGAGAATATCCGCAATAGCCAGACAGCAGCAGATAAGGCACAGGCCGACGGCAGGCAGAATGTCTATGAGAACGCCATGAAGCGCATCCAGCGCTACGAGGCCGAGCTGAAGGAACTGGAAGAAGAAGTACAGCAAGAGAGTGAAAAGGTTCAATGAACTGTTTCAGAATGCGCTGTGCCCCGGCCAATGCAGGCCGTTTATGCACAAAGGCGAGTGGGCAATACATGAGGTATTGCCCTCTCTCTTATGTGCCATTGGGGAGGCTGATGTGCGGATAGCAACCTTCAGCGTGTCGGAGGACAGCCTACGTCCTCTCTTCTTCCTGACCGATGAAGCCAAGATACGGAGCCTTACGCTGTTGCTCGACCATACGGTGAAACGGCATAAGCTCGACCTGCTGTTGTTTGCGGCCAATATTACACCCGATATCCGTATCGATGCCTGTCATGCCAAACTGCTGCTGGTCGAAAACGAGCAGTACCGGTTCGGCATCTGCGGATCTGCAAACCTCAATCAGAATCACCGATGGGAAGCCGGCTTCTGGTTCACCGCCGGTGACAGCTACGACTATTTTTCAGCAACCTTTAACCAGGCCTACGCCGACGCTCTGCCCTATGAAACTCTCCGATGAACAGCTGCAGCAAGTCGAAGAGATGGCGGCCGCCCTGTTGCCGCCCTCAGAAATCGCCATTCTGATAAGGATTGACGCTAATCAGCGCGACCTGTTCTGTGAAATTTGCAAGAATCACACCACAAGCGACATCTATACGGCCTACCATCGCGGCCGCCTGCAAACCAAGTACGAGCTGCGCAAGACTGTCATCAAACTGGCCAAGGCAGGCAGTCCGGCCGCCGAACCGCTGGCCGACAAGTATATGAAGGAACAAAACATTCAGGAATGATGAAAGAAGATACCACTTACGACCGCATCGAGCGAAGCCTATTCAAGGATCAAGATGAAGCTGCCCGCACGCTATCCGCCAGAGAACTGGAGATAAAGCGCCGGATGATGCTCTGTGTTTCTAAGAAGATGGAAGAACCTCTTGTTGAAGACGCAGAGATGGTCAATTTCCTCATGGCCGGATGTGCCGGACAGGCCGAACGCGTAAGCAAAAGCCAGGCTTACCGTGACATCGCCATGATGAACAGACTGGTCGGTAACATCCAGCTGGCCGCCAAGTCGTGGTACCGCTACATGATTGTCGAGGGTGCGAAGAAAGCCTACGATGTGGCTATCAATAACAACGACGCCAAAGGAGCAGCTGCCTGCCTGGATAAAATCGGAAAGTACACCCGCTGCGACAAGGAGGACGACGCTTTCGATTACTCGCAGATGATACCGCCGTCGTTCGAACCGAGTGACGACGTTACTTTAGTTGACGGTCTTGAACCGGTTGATAATGTGGAAGAAAAGCGTCGTCAGTTAAGGGCCTACTTTAAGGGACAGGCGGAGGATGCGAAGATAATGAAGAATGCGGAATGAAGAATGAAGAATTTGTAGTCCCTTCGGCCCAGGAGCTTCGGATGAAGCAGGCGAATGTCGTGCGCAAGTATTTCAACAAGATGCAGCGGCAGGCGATGGCTATCGGTGCGCACGATGAGTATATCATCGCCTCGCGCGGTACCGGAAAATCGGAAGGTATCGACGCCCGGTTCATCCTGCGCAACGTCTGGGAAATGCCCGGCTCGCTGGGCGCCCTGATATCGCCCAGTTATGCCAAAGCCTGGGGCAACACCTTGCCCGCCATCTGCAAGGCTTTGGCCGAATGGGGCTATCTGGAGGGCGTGCATTACGTTGTCGGCCACCGTGCCCCGGCTTCGATGGGATTCCGCCTGCCTGTCCGCCCCCTGATGCGGGAGGGCTGGAACAATGCCTTCCACTTCTGGAACGGCACCGTCATGGTGGTGCTGTCGTTCAACCAGGGCATGTCGGCCAACTCCATGTCCATCGACTGGGTCATCGGGCCCGAAGCCAAGTTTCTCAGCTACGAGAAAATCAAGAGCGAGGTCAACCCGGCCAACCGTGGCAACCGTCAGTACTTCGGCCACTGCCCCCACCATCACAGCGTATGCTACAGCACCGACATGCCTACCGCGGCCATGGGGCGCTGGATTCTCGACAAGCGCGAGGAGATGAACACCGACCACATCAACCTGATTCGCACCCTGTACAAGCAGCTGCAGGAGTACAAGCGCAAGCCGCTGACCGAGCATGTGCAGCGGCAGATCCGCGAGCTGCAGCGCGACCTCGACATCGCCCGCCGCTACCAGCCACCGGTGCATCCTGCCCCCGGCAAGACCCGTGAATATACCGTGTTCTACGGAGAGTACGACGTCTTCGACAATCTCGAAGTGTTGGGCGAGGACTACATCTGGCAGATGTACCGCGACTCGCCGCCGCTGGTGTGGCGAACCGCCTTCCTCAACGAGCGGCTCTACCGGGTGGAGAATGGCTTCTATTCGGCCCTGGACGAAAAGGTGCATTTCTACATCCCGACGGACAGCGGACGCCTCCAAGCCTTGGGTGCCGACTGGAAGCGGCTCACTGCCAGCGGCTGCCTGGGCGACGGAGACCTTGATTTCGATGCGCCCCTGCATCTGGCGTTCGATTCCAACGCCTCCATCAGCACGTGCTGCGTCGGCCAGAAGGATGGCGGGACGATGCGCGTGCTGAAGTCGTTCTACGTCAAGACCCCAGGCAAGTTGCAAGACCTGGTGAAGCAGGTGGCCGACTACTACCGCCCCAAGCTGAAGCACGAGGTCGTGGTGTACTACGACCACACCTTCACCTGGGAGACGGGTGCCAGCAACGAAAGCTACGCCGACATCATCCGCCGCGTGCTCGAAGAGAACGGCTACACCGTCCAGATGGTGTACGTGGGTCAGGCTCCGCGCCACGACTGGAAGCATCTGAACATCGACCGCTCGCTGAAGGGCGACCCCGACTTCCTGCTCATCCGCATCAACCTCTACAACAACGAATTTCTGAAGATTGCCCTGGAGCAGACCGGCGTCCGTCAGGGAAAGAACGGCTTCGAAAAGGACAAGACGCCCGAAGGCACGCCGGACACACCCGACACGCCCGACGAATACAAGACCCACATCACCGATGCATTCGACACCCTGTGGCTGGGCATGAACTTCTTCTTCACCGAGCCGGGAATGGTGGCGGGGGGAGTATTCTTCCTGAAATAAATTGCCCCTCCGTGGTTGAAGGAACGGGAATCAACCATAACCTCTATATGGGGCCCCTTCGTTTGCGAGCGTGTGAGCAAACGAAGGGGGCGCCCTTGCGGGCACCACCTTACAAAATTCCTTCATCGCTGAAACTATAATAGCTATTATGACCGATTATTATATGGTCGTGCAAGTGAATGCGGAAAATTTCCGCTGCCCTTCTGATTGCTTCCGTTATTCGCCGGTCATCTGTACTAGGCTGTATATTCCCACTCGGATGATTGTGAATAACAATAAATGTACTTGCTGCCACTTCCACCAACTTGCGCATGATTAAGCGTATATCTACAGGAGTGTCACAGATACCTCCCATCGTGGTGCGGACGGTATCTATCACCCGCCCCGCCTGATTTAACGGCATGAGCCAAAATTCCTCATTATCAAGGTCGCACAAAAGCGGTTGCATGATGTCGAAAACATCCCTGCTGTTGTGTATTGTTTTCCTCTTGTCACGAGCTGCATTGCGTCTCTTGTAAAGTTCTACGGCTGCCATCGCTATCCGCCTACGGTGAGGTGTCAGGCTATTGAATAACCGTTCCAAACGGTATTCACCTGTCCACTCCTCCGACACTACGGTCTTGTTCGTCAGTTCGCATATTAACTCATTGTCTGTTACTTCACGCATATCGTCAAATAAGGAAAGCTGTATTCCTCCGTTTTTCTTCGTCTTTTTCATTGTTGCAAAAATTAATTGTTCCCTAAAATTGTTTTACCCAGAAAATAACCGCCCAAAACTTCCGCTCCCATCTTTTCGAGGGCACACGCAAAGCGGGCGTAACTGTGTCCTTGTGTCAGTACGTCGTCGAAAACCAAACACTGTTTCCCCTTGAAGAAGTCCTTATCGAAATTAATGACTTCGGCCTCCCGTACCACCTTACGGCCTTTCGCCTCGTGTATGGCCAAACGCCCACCCTCGATGGTGATTGCATTGTAGGCATTTTTGCAGCCTGTCAGTCTCGCCACTTCTTCAGCGAAGACCTTGTAACGAGCTTCGTTTTTCTCGCCGCTGCTAGCTGGAATACATACCAGCGTCAGGTTTTCAACGCATGCACCAAACTGCTCACGCATTTTCTTTGCCACCAGCTCAGCCACCTTGACACTCCGCTTCCCATCCTTAAAATCCCATATCATGCGGCGGATAGCCCACTCTCTTTTGCTTGCCTCGTAGTGCGTAGGTAAATAATCAAAGAACGTTACCATAAATTTAGACCACTGTTTTTTCCAATCTTCGGGGATAAATCTTTTTGTTGTCATAACTGTATCTATTTGAATTTATTCTTGAACCTTGAGCCGTGGGTGTGAGCCTTTTGTGTCTCGTTTTCCCTGAACGACTTTTTTTTTATTCCGTCGCCTGTCGCGCGCGGTATGTTTCGCCTTTTTACGCCACAAAGAATGAGGTGCCGAGGATGACTATCCGCAAGGTTCTGCCGAAAACCGTAGGCCTGAATACAACCTGTAAGGTGGAGATTTTTTCAGCGGACACAGCCTGACCTTGCTTGTCAGACCGGTGCCCTACATTCGTGGCACGAAAAGCGAATGCCGTGTGCCAGGTGAATGGATAAACAGGAGTGAAGGACGAAGAAAACGAGTGGAAGACAGAAGCGCCGAGCTTACCGCTCTGCCTTGTCGATGCCATCCTTGTACAGATTCAGCGCAGTCTGTACGACAATGGGATTGACAGGGTGGAATATCCGGTCACGGCATCATCCGAAGCGGTGACCCCTGCGTGGACGTTCTAACCATTTCAGAAAGGTCACTTTCTACCTTGTAACGCGAAAAATCCGTGCGGATAGTTATACAGATCCGCACGGATTTTTCGCGCCCCGCCTTTTCTCATAGAGAAAAATATAAAAGACAGAATGCCAAAAAGAAAAGGGTTCAACAAGGGAAATTTTTCCCTTGTTTCTGCGAAGCAACCTCGCACCGCCCTGCCAAAAAGGCTCGAATGAATATGTTATTTTTTGTGTTATATGCTGCCGAACCCGCCCTCATCGACATCGACTCGTGAGGGTCACCGCTGTCCTTTCGTACGAAACTTTTGAATTCTACATTCGTGGCATGGAAAAGAGAATACACCAACGACAACTGAGAGACATCATGGAGCGCAGGGTGAACGGCCGCCCTGCCGAGTTCAGCCTGCAATACTGCAAGCGCAGTACGGGCGAACTGGTGAACTATCCGCGCGCCGTGCTCACCTCGTGGCACAGCGACGGAAGTACCGTGAACGTTTTGCCTGCCGGAGAGACAAGTCCCCGAAAGATACGCAGGTGCCTGATCACGAGGATAAATGGATTGAAAGTCTATTTCTAAATGAAAAATAAGGAATGAACAGTGAAGAATTAAATGAACTCATCGGGAAAGGCTATACGCCCTATGCCGTGATGAAAGGAGCCAAGAGCATGGTGAAGCTGAGTGACAACCGCGACATCGTGACCGACCGGGAAGACAACGGCATCGAAGTAGTACCCAAAGGCGAGAAGACCCCCATTAAGTTTATGCCTCGTGGCCAGAGCAACAACATGCCCTATTTAGTGATGAAACGCATCGGAACCAACGTGACTGTCGGATCGAACGTGGAGTTCAAAACCAAGGTCATCTATGGGGACGGATTGCTGGTGTATCGCATGAACCGTGACGAACAGGGGAACATTCAGAAGAAGGAAGTGCTGCCGGAAGAGGAACCTGAGATATTCGAGTTCCTGCGGATGAACAACTACAACCACATCCGTATGGAGATAGCCAACGACCTGGCCATCTTCTACGATAGCTATGTGGAGTACATCTTCAACCGGGAAGATAGTCCGAAAATTGTGCAGATCAAATCGAAGGAAACCACCTGCTCGCGTATCAGTGAAATAGACGAAAAGACCGGGAAGAGCGAGTGGCACGGATACAGCGCAGAATGGCACAAGGGTACGCCTACCGACCTGATAGCCACCCCGCTTCTGGACAGACAGGCACCGTTGCGCGACCTGATGACCCGCATGGGCAGGCTCCCGAATGACAACGGGCTGAAGGTCGTAGGCAAGCAGCGGCGGTTCATCCACAATATCCAGATGAACACGCCCGGACGGTTCTATTACGGACGACCTTACTGGTGGAGCATCTTCGCCAGCGGCTGGTATGACTTCTCCAGCGCGATACCGGTACTGAAGAAATCGCTCATCAAGAACCAGATGTCGCTCCGATACCTGGTCTATATCAAGGACACTTTCTGGGCTGAGTTGTACGCCAAGCATAAGGCGGTGGACGAAAAGAAGCAGGTCGAACTGCGGGAGGCCTTCCTGAAGGAAATGAATGACTACCTGACCGGGGAGGAGAACGCCGGGAAGAGCTTCGTCAGCCACTTCCGCTACGACCGTGTGAAGGGGACGGAAGACAAGGACATCATCATCACCCCGCTACAGTCGGCACCAGACGGCGGAGAGTATATCGAAGACTCGGAGGAGACCAGCAACACCTTGAGCTACGGCATGGGGGTGCATCCCAGCATCATCGGCTCCAGCCCCGGAAAGAACAAGAGTATCAACGGCACGGAAGCCCGCGAGCTCTTCATCATCACCCAGGCACTGAACAAGATGTATCAGGAAGCCACCTTGGAACCGCTCTATGTGGTGAAGGAACTGAACGGCTGGCCGAAAGACATTTATTTCAGTGTGACCAATTGCCAGCTCACGACCCTCGACAAAGGTACTGGAGCAGTGAAGAATACGGGCATCAAGCCGGAGAATGAAGAATGAGAAAGCTACGAGTGACGAGCTACAAGCTACGAGCTACGAGTGAATGAAACATCCAAAACGAATCCTTATGAACTTATTGATTACAGACATTGAGCAGTTGCGCGAGACAGTGAAGATGAATGCCGTCGTGCCCTTTGAGTCTGTCCGTCCATTTATTCTGGACGCAACCGACATTTATATCGAGCCGAATATTGGTACAGCTACGCTTGAAAAAGCCGAAGTGGACGACACCCTGAAGGAAAAGATCTGTCGCGCACTCGGCCCACTGGCCGTGTCGCTGGCCACCGACGAACTGGGCATCCAGTACGGCGATGCAGGCATCACCGTGCAGAACAAGCAGGGCGAACGTTCTCCGGCCAGCGACGCCAAGATAGCTGCAGCCAAGGCCAATCTCTACTACCGTGGCATGCAGGCTCTCGACCGTCTACTGACCTATCTGGCCGCCCATGCTGATGAATACCCCGAGTATGGTGAGCATCAGGAACAGGTAACGCCAGGAGGATGCCTGATACGCAGCGCCCGCCAGTACCAGGACGAAGGACTGGTAGGCATCGACTACTCCACCTTGAGCTACCGGGCCATGCTGCCCGTTCTGCTCCAGCTGCAGGTGCGCAATGTCGCCGAAATGCTGGGCGAGAAGCTGTACACCCGTGTGATCAGCGGCGAGCCAGACGATTTGCGCCTGCTGTGCGTGCGCTACATGGCGTCCAAGTGTGCCGAGCTGCACACCTCGCAGACCGGACGCGAGCAGCGACTGAACGGAAGCCAACCGGAATTTACACCCATTATCCGACCATTGTATGAGGATCTGGAGATGACGGGGAATTACTATGGCTCACAGGCCACTTACTACGCCGGAAAGATTGAAGCCTGGAAGAGTGAACATCCCGACGAAACGGGCGAAGCGAGCGACAGCGGTGTGATGCACTGGAACGAAAAGGACAAAAAGATATTCACCTCAATCAGCTGAACCATGCATACCATTCAAATCAACGACGACACCTATCAAGTACCGTCTTCTTGGGACGGACTCACACGTAAACAACTGGAGTACCTGGCACGCATCTCACAAGGTAACCAGCCTGTGGAGCAACTGAAGATCCTGATGCTGCTCTACTGTCTGGGCGCCCGGATGAAACGCCCGCCCAAGCTGCGGGGCGTCAAGCCCGACAAGGTGGTGGGCCTCCAATCAAACCGATACGCCGTGCGTATCCGCCGGAAAGTTTATCGGTTGATGGTCGATGAAGTGATTACCATGTCCAACCTCTTCGACTGGTTGCTGCGGATTGTCAAGGATAAGTATCAGAACATCTATTGCATCAGTCCCGGGCTGACCGTGAACCCGTATCCTCGCCTGCGCATCCGTATGCGCCGCTTCATCGGCCCCGATGATTGCCTCTTCGACATCACCTTCGAGCAGTTCATGTACCTGCAGACCTATCTGGACGCTGCGGCTGCCGACCCGCAGAAGCTGGAGTACGCCATGGCCTGCCTTTGGCACACGGGCCGGACGTTCGACATCACCCGCCTGGAGCGCGATGCCCGCCGCCTGCGCCGCCTGTCGGCTACCCGAAAGATGGTAATGTATTGGTTCATCCTGGGCAGCATGGAATACTGGGCAGCCAGCTATCCCCGTGTGTTTGGCGGCAGCGGCGGTGGCAAGATTGTCGGCAACGTATTCGACGGCCAGCTCCGTCTGCTCGATTCACTGGCTCAGCACGACATGACCAAGAAGGACAGTGTGCGCAAGGGGCTGTTCGTTGATGCAATCTACTCGATGGACGAGCAGCTGCGTATTCAGGAGGAGATGAAGGAAAAAATGAAATAAGTAACAAAAATGTTCCTTTTTGCTTGCATATTTAGAACAAAAACGTTACCTTTGCAGTGTTCAATTAACCAATAGTTCTTTTACATCATGAAGTACTCCGAATTCTACAAGCTGATAGAACAGCATGGCTGGACTATCAAGGGCGGGAAAGGGCATTACAAGTATGTACACCCCGATTACCCCTACTTCATTCCGGTCGGACGGCACAAGACGCAAGAAGTCAAGCCGGGTACCCTGGACAAGATGCTGAAGATGGCCGGGCTGAAGGAACAGAAGTAAAGAGCTTCCAAGAGAGCTGCCCGTCCCCACGCTGGGGGCGGGTGTTAATTGAACCATTTGGCTGGAACTTGTAATAAAACGTATGGATATGAAAAAGATTGTGGCAGTGATCGAGAAAGGCGACAGCGAAGGCTACGGCATCTATGCCGCCGGCGACAGCGTACCCGTTGTGGGTTATGGGCTGACCGAGGAAGAAGCCCGGACCGACTTCGAGGCCGTCATGGCCGAGCAGGCCGAGTACATGAAGGAACACACCGGCAGCTATCCCGAGTGGAAGGACGCCCAGGTGGAGTACCGCTACGACCTGACCGCCTTCTTCCAGGCATTCCCCTTCATCAATGCCTCCGAGTTTGCCAAAAGCATCGGCATCAATCCCTCTCTGATGCGCAAGTATAAGAACGGACTGGCTGCCGCCGGAGAGAAACAGAAGAACCTGATACAGTCCAAACTGACAGAAATCGTACAAAAAATGGAAAGGGTAAAGTTCGCCTGACAATTCGGACATGGTTAATTGAACACTAACTTTCCACCGCTTTATCCTTGACACACAGAGCGGCGTCCTCACAACGGGAGACGCCGCTCTTTTAAGGATTTTTTTGTCAAAACAAAAATTATACATATCTTTGTTATCGCCAGAACAAAAACGCATAATATGAACCCCTTACCGCAGTGTAACCCGTAGTCAGTCGGGTTCAGGTGTTTCAATCGTTCACCTGTTGGCACGCTGTAGTGAGGGGTTCGCCCATGAATAAATGACTCATACAAGTGAAGAGGACGATTTGGGTGCCAAGATGAAAAACACAATTCTATGCGACCTGTACAAGCTACCTGTAAGGAAACGCATTCAGAAAGACATCTTTGCCCCCTTGGATATTCATCTGCACAACGTTCAGTTATATACCTATAGGAAACAACTGATTGCGGAAGGATTGATTCAAGAACATAACCCCACGGAAGAAGACTGTGAGATAGAAATAACGGTGAAGGGATATGAAGCCATCCAGCTGTATGGAAGCTATCAGGATTATTGCACTGAGAAAAAGAAGCAGGCCATGACCGAAAGAAGCCTGCAATATCTGAAGGAAAGGAATCTGAGGTTGAAGAACCTGAATATCATTGTAGGCCTTATCTCTTTCATAACAGGAAGCATAGCAGGACTCCTGCTATCAGACCCGATACGAAACATCCTAAAACAATGGCTGGAAGGCGGCTGATGGAACGGTGAAGAATCTCAAAATCCTCGTCCATCCGCTCGCAGCGGTTCTCAAGTAACAATATACGTTCTTCGTTAGTCATAAGGAAGGAATTATTTTTCACAAAAATACACCATTCATCTGTTATAAACAAACTTTTAAATATATAGAGTTATGAAATTAAAGTTATTATTGATTATGCCAATCTTGGCATTAGCATCGTGTTCAATAGTCAATGTACCGGCTCCTAAGCAATATGCTGCTACTATTGACTATGCTTATTTGTCGCAGAAGGGAATCTTCGTCACTGAGTCAAACTCTGTAAACTTCGACTATGAACCTTTGGGGAGTATCTATGTCGAATGCACTGGTGGATGGGTGAAAAAGAAGTATAAGGAAGGTGATGTCATGCAAGACATTTATATGGCTAATCCAAGCAGTGTGGAGTATTTACCCGCCACTATTGATGACGCTTATCAAATGGTTCTCTCCGAAGTCAAGAAGTTACGGGCAAATGGTGTCATAAACTTGAAGATTAGCACTGTCAGTGAATATTTGAGTACTTATAAGGTGACGGTCAACAAAATCATTATAACCGGAATGTGTATTCGGAGGTAAAAGAAGTTATCTTTTAATGAAGGCAGGAGCAAAAACTTCTGCCTTTTTTATTGGCATTTCCAAATATTATCACTATGTTTGCAATGCCAAATTCTTATACGCATTGCGTGTCCGTCGAGCACCCGGATAGATGCTCAATACGAAATTGGGCTTTTTTTATGTCCATAGGTTTTCATTTTCGTGAACTAATGAGAATGATACCCATATACGAAATTTACGGCTGTCTTTTCCCACATATTGATGCTCTTCGGATGCAGCGTATGAGAGTTTGGCGACTTCGGGAAACGGGCAGCCGTTTTTGTATTCTGTATGCAAAGAAAATGCATGCTTGCAAATAAACTTGCCTGTGCAGCCAAACTCTCATACGTATATGAAAAAAGAACTGACCATCGGTACGCCCACTGTGCCTGCTCGCGAAATTAATTTCGTTAGCAAAATCCGTGATTCAATTAATCGCTTTCTACCATCTGACTGCCAAATCAAGACCGCCCGCGATGCCTGGCATGTGAGCGCCATCTGCACATTGGCCATGACCTTTGTCTTTCCGCCTGCTGTGCTAGCACTGGTGTATTGTATAATCCAAGCAAAGAAAGGAGGTGCCCAATGACTCGTCTCGAAGCCTTGAACCTTCTAACCGTGCTAACATCTGCCACCGCATCGGAAGAGGAGAAGCGCATCGCCGCCCTACGGTTGAAAGAACTGATTTGTCTGCTATTGCCGGACGAATAGCCTATACAGAAGAATGTCCTTTATAGCCCGCCAAGTGCGGGCTATTTTTGTTTCCGTAACCAAACATTTGTGTCGTTATGGAATATAGCCACTTCATCTACTGTGAGCGACTGGCCCGACATCTGAAAGCCGTCGCCCACACCGATGCCCGTCCCCGGTTCTTCACCGCTTTCGGGCTGGAAGACCTCTACAACTTTGAAGACCGTCTGTCAGGCGTCACTGGTACGGTGATGATCGCCGTGGACGGACAGGAAAGCGAGTCGGCCGACAACGGTGCTGATGCCCTGAGCGATAATGACACGTACAGCATCATTCTGGCACGTAATACCCAACGTGATAAACCGCAAACCAGGGACGAAGCCGTGGCCGCCTGCAAGCAGCTGGCCAAACAGGTGAGAAACTTTCTGCTGGCTGATCCCGATTTGTCTCATACCCATCTTATCGATCGTAACACTACCATCAACGGCATCGGGCCCATCGGCGACGGCTTCTATGGCGTGGTGCTGACGTATCGCATCATCAGCTATGATTCGTTTATGGTTGAACCGGAATACTGGCATGAATGAAGAATAGAGAATTAAGAATGAAGAATTATGGGACTGTACAAACGATTGACTGAACAACGGGAGGAACTCCGACGGTACAATGCAGCCAAACGACGAGCAGAACGTTTGGCCGGAGCAGATACCAGTCGGTTGATTCGTCTGGAGACCATTAGCGAAACGGAACGTTTTGAAATGGCTAAGGATGCCAACCGGTTGACAGCATTCAATAAGGCCGTAGAACGTTGGACCAACCAGGTAACCAACCAGCTGCGGGCTACTGTCGCCTATCGTAGCCTTCGCATTGCCCGTGAACTACATCCGAATCTATACACAGATAAGTATGGCATAGTAAACCGTATCGGTTTTAGTTTTCCGAGACATGGAATTTATATCCATAAAGGAGCTGGTAGAGGACAAGGTGGTTGGATCGGATCTAAATGGGAAAAGATAAGGATGATCAATGGCGTGGAAGTTGGTACAGGTATTATTAGGCATACAAATCCAGCATCACTCGGCCTGCAGAACAGTGGAAACCGGCGTGCTTATCGTTGGTTTGACCCTGTCATAAAGAATCGAATTGGCGAATTAGAACATATCGTATTAGAATATTTCGACACTATGATACTGGACGCAACACGTATTTATATAGAAAAGTGATATGGCAAATGATTTGAATAGAAGTATTAAGATTTATATAGACGGAAGTGAAGCACAGCAGGGCATCGCCAAGGTAGAAGCTGCCGTCCAAAAACTGGAAGCCAAGTTATCCAGTCTGAATAAGGGAGAAGCAGATTACGAAGCGAAGAGCAAGGAATTGCAGAAGGAACTGAATGCCAAAACCCGAACACTGGAAACTTACAAGAAGAAGGTTGAAGAGACCGACCGCGTATTGAAGAATCTATCCGGTGCCACCTATCAGGAACTGTTAGCCGTTCAGAAACAAGTACGCAAGGACTTGCAGAATGCCGTGCCTGGAACCGAGAAGTACAACGCCGCCCTGGAGCAGAACCGGCGTGTCACCCAGCAGGTGGCCGCCGCGCAAAAGGCCATGCGGGTAGAGGTCGGTTCGCAGGGCAACATGTGGCTACGCGCCTCAAACTTCATAAACCAGTATCTTGGCATCATCGGTACCGTGATCGCCGCCGTCACCGGCCTCACGCTGAAGCTGAACCAGTTGCGGGAAGCCCGCAACAAGCGTGAAGAAGCCAAAGCCGATGTGCAGGCCCTGACAGGTCTGGACGAGGAAAGCATCGCATGGCTGGAGCAGCAGGCCAAACGTCTGTCCACATCGATGGACGAGAACGGCATCCGTATTCGTCAGTCGGCCACCGAAATACTCGATGCCTACAAGCTGGTAGGTTCGGCAAAGCCCGAACTGCTGCAGGATAAAGAGGCATTGAACGACGTGACCAAGCAGGCATTGATTTTGGCACAGGCCAGCGGCATGACGCTGAAGGATGCAGTGGATGCCGCCACTCTTTCTCTGAACCAGTTCGGCGACGGTGCCGACCAGGCTGCCCGCTACACCAATGTGATGGCAGCTGGTTCGAAGTACGGATCTGCAGCAGTGGAGTCCATCACAAAGTCACTCCGAAACAGCGGTGTGGCCGCCGCATCTGCCAACGTCAGCATCGAGCAGACGGTGGGCATGATTGAGACATTGGCCGAGAAAGGTATCAAGGACGAAGTGGCCGGTACCGGACTGAAAAAATTCTTTCTCACCCTGCAGACGGGAGCCGACGAAACCAATCCAAAGATTGTCGGGCTGGAGACGGCATTGGACAACCTGGCCGCCAAGCAGCTAAACGCAACCAAAATTAAGGAAATGTTCGGCGAAGAAGGGTATAATGTGGCCAGCGTACTCATCAACGAAACGGAGAAGGTGAAGTATTATACGCAGGCTGTCACCGGTACTGGTGTCGCCATTGAGCAAGCTGGTATCAAGAGCCAGACAGCAGCGGCCAAGCTTGACCAAGCGAAAAACAAAATGCAGGAAATGGGAATCGCCTTGATGGAAAAGCTGAATCCCGGGCTGGTGAGTGCAGCCAATGGTATCGTAAACTGGACGCAGAAGGGGGTCAAACTGGTGGATTTTATCGTGCGGCATATCGGCGTCATCACCACGCTCACCGCCTCGATTGCGGCCTATTATGCTGGAGTCAAGATTGCCACCTTGTGGGAAACCAAGCTGAAGGATGCCAAACTACTTGACATTGCTGCCTCGAAGCTGCAAAACACGTGGAATAAGACGCTACGTAATTCCACTCTCTTGCTGGCCGCCGCCAAGAATCTGTTAGCCGGACGCATCTCTTATGCTACAAAAGCCTGGAAGCTATTCAGCACCGCCATCAAAGCTAACCCTCTCGGCCTATTGTTATCACTTCTGACAGCCGCCGCCGGAGCAGTGTATCTCTTTGCCACCCGTAACAGTGAAGCAACCAAGGGCCTAAAGGCTATGAACGGAGAGCTGATCAGTGAGCAACACTCACTGGACTCACTGTTCGGAGCTCTGAAGCGAACGGCGGAAGGTTCACAGCAGCGGCGGGATATCATCCAGCAGATTAACGATAAATACGGTACCTACCTGCCAAACCTGTTGACGGAGAAAAGCAACCTTGATGAGATTAATGAGGCATACAAGCGTATCAACCGAACACTGGTCACCCAGTTGGCCATGAAATATAAGAACGAGGAAATCGGGAACATCACCAGCGAAGCGGCCAAGACACAGGTAGAGGTAATTGAAGGCATGCGGAAGGATCTGGTGAAGAGCCTTGGCAGTAACGAGCTAGCTACAGTCGCTATCAATGAGGTGAAGCAAATCACGAACGAGTTCTATTCAGCTGGAGTCCAGTGGGAAAAAGCATTCGGCCAAGCCTGGCACACTATCAAGACGAAGTATCTGGGAAACAACTCCATCGCCAAAGGGTTCAGTGAAGACATGGCAGACTACATTCAGAGTGTCTATGACATGAACCGCAAGCTGGCCAAGGTAGAAAACAAGTATGCCAGCTGGATGCCAGGACAACCTGCTAACGAATTGCCGGAAGTAACCGTCACTGGAAATGCTCCGAAGAAAAGCGGTGCTTCGTCGGTCGATGATAAGGAAGCCGAGAAGCAGCGGCGCACCGCCCTTGAGCGAGAAAAGGTCTTGTATGAACAGGCGCAGGCGGAAATCACCCGTATCTATGCCGAAGGAAAGGATGCGGAATTGCAAACTGAACAGCAGTACAATGACCGGTTGCTAGCCGAGAAGAAGAAGTATCTGCAACGGGTGATGGAAGTATCTGGTAGCGGAACCAAGGAAGCCGCCGATGCGGAAAAGCAGCTGGCAGACATTCAGCTGCAGGAACGTCAGGAATCCATCAAACGAGCTGTTGAAGAAGAGAACCGCTTGTACGCCGAACAACAGCGGCAACTGAAAGAAGCGTATGCCAACGGAAATGATGCGAACTTAGACAGCCATCAGCAGTATATCGAAGCTCTTGAACAATTGGAAATGGTACATCTCCACCGTATGCTGGAGATAGTAGGTCTCGATGCTGAAGCCCGTAAACAGATCGAAGACAAGCTGCTGGAGTATAAAATTAAATGTCTGAAGGAATACGAGGATGAGCAGAACAAACGCAGCAAAAAGGAGAAGACTTCGACCAAGCGTGATAGCCAGACTATGGAACAGGAGTATCAGCAACGATTCAGCCGCATGAAAGGCTATGCCGACGAATTCGGTAGCGCGCTTGGAGAGGTCATCAGCGGGCAGAAGTCAGCTATGGAAGCTCTAGGAGATGCAACTATCGATATCATCTACAATGTGCTGAATCAAATGATTAATGCTTGGCTAACACAATTAGCCGCCAAGGCTGCAGCTGCTACAGCCGAAGGAAGTATGACGGAAATTGGTACAAAGGGTGTGGCCGGTATCGCAACATCCGCTGTCATAGCAGCTACGGTTAGTGGTTTGTTGGCTGCTGCACGTACGGCATTGAAGGGTTTGATTGGTAAACGAGACGGCGGAAACAGCAGTAGCGGAGATAGTGGAACAACCTACCAGCGTGTCCCTACAGTCAACCAATATGCAAGTGGTAGATATAACGTTATCGGAGCCTCGGACGGAAGAAGTTACACCGGTGTGCCCTATATTGGACCCGCGCCTACCGGTATTGTGAATAGTCCAGCATTGATATCTGAACGAGGATCTGAACTGATTGTTAACGCTGATGATTTACGCCGACTTCAGAAACATATAAATTATCCCTTGGTTGTTCAGGCTATCAATGAGAGCCGCGGACGTATCACTCAATATTCACAGGGTAATTACACAATGCAAAATATCCCATCGTTAATTAGACCGACACATGAGTCATTAGGTATAGATAGTGGATTGATACAACGTCTGACATCCGCCATCGAACACTTGGAACGTGAAGGCATTCAGGCTGACGTGGTGCTGACTGAACTGGAAAGAAAGCAAAAGCGTAGAGATCGAGCAAGAATGATAGGTAGCAAATAACAGCATATTTATGAAAATAACTAATACACAATCGGGCGAATCGTATCATCTCGACCCGGATACAGAGTTGGAAATTGAACGAACCAATCTCTTTTTTAATGATTATGGGGAACAATCACTACCGGTTACATTGCCAGATACAGACCGAAATAGGAAGCTGTGTGGTTATGCTCATTTACCAGCCAATCGTCAGAAGCAAGACCGCGATATTGAAGTAAGTATTTCAGAAGGAAGTTTTTTCACAATAGCAAAGCAAGTCATACTTGGAGCAAAAGAGCGTGACGGCATTGATACCACATTTTATCTGAACGAAGGAGCTTTTCTGTCTCGAATTTCAAATACAAATCTAAAAGATGTATTTAAGGATGAATACATACCTGGGATTGAATCAGTAGAACAGGCTTTAGACTGGATGGAAGGATTATGTGATAATAATAATGAAGAATATGCTTGTACTACAGTGTTGATTGACGATGGATCGAACTATCAAGATGAAAGCGGCCGGACTTACCGGCTTGTTATACTTAACGAGCGAAATTCTGAGGGTAAACTGGTAGCTAGAAATTCTCGTATGCTTTACCGACCGGATGATGAAACTTATACCTCGGTCGGTGTAGGTTATTACGTAACCCCATTTATTCGCACAAATTATTTACTTAAAAGAGTTTTTGCCTATTTCGGATATACGCTTCTTGATCATTTTTTCAGCCAAACGGATCCTTTTCGAAATATGGTCATGGCAAACACAACTGCTGATGCAATTGTCAATGGACGAATTCTTATTGCAGATCTGTTGCCTGACATCACCTGTGGTGACTTATTGGAAGTATTCAGAAAACGTTTTTTGTGTGAATTCACTCCTGATGAAGCTAACCGAACGGTAAGTATCCTATTATTCAAGGATGCGATCGCAAAAACTGCCATCACCATACATGGTACGCAGGTCGCAGATGGGCCAGAAATAGAATATCCTGAATCGTACAAATCACTAACTTTGAACTGCTCTGCAGTTGAAACACCTTCAGACTTACCATTGCTTGATAATACTGAAGCTGTTGTTTCGAAATATCCATATGCAATCATACAGCCAGACGGCAGTTTCCGGCGAAAATTCGTGGAATATTCGCAACCGATCCTATATCATTTAGGACAAATACAATGGAGCGGGAGACTACCGGCCGGACATCGGATTAACGAAAGTATTGCTTCTGCTTCGGCTACTCCATACGGTATTGATTCAGATCTGGAACAGGAGGAAATAACCATCCCCGACACACTAGCTGAACACATGGACAGAATAACAGGTGAAGTATCTTATAATGAAACAGACACGGGTATGTACATTGGTCCTGCACGCTGGTTAAACTCACGTCTCCTTGACCCGGGGGAAACTCTTGAGATGGAAGATGAGGGTAATGTTAAGCCTGTCGATGACGGTAGCATGCCAGTCGTGTTACTGTTTACAACTGTTATTGACGGAAGAGGTGAACCGAGTACAGTGGCATCCATATACACGGATGAATATTCACTAGCCATGAACGGAGAAAATGGCATATATGAAAAATTCTATCGCGATTACGATAATCTGTTACGTAATAGTTTGCATACAGTACGCTATCAGTTAATGTTCGATGAAAGTATGAAGATGAACACAGACGTCCATGAACCGGTCTGTATAGGTGGAAATAAGTTTCTCTGGAATATAATGCGATATACTGTGGGAGGAACATCCGGACCAACTGAGTGTGAATTACTGACAACACAATTATACGAACCAATTGATTCCGCTAAAACTATCTCTGATCTGATACCGATTTCAACTGAATACGAATGGAAAGCTTACAGTGAGGTGAGTGTGATCAGCGAGGCTGAATACCAATCTGCCACATCGAAAGATCTGAATCTGGTTAAGGTATATATTGATATACCACCAAGTAAAGAACTATATGATAGCAAAAAACAAATGTATTATCGAGAATGGGCTGTTAAAAAAGAAGGTCGAATTGATGATTATCTGCTTGTCAAGCATTGGTTACAGGTTGGACTAATTGGAACGAGACCTTAATCTGTCCTTTAATTCATCAGGACATGACGATAATTTTGCGCATATATTAATAAAATCGCAATGAATATCATACAACAACCGGATGCCCTGTCACTGAGCCGAAATCTGAAGCCACTGGTTATCGGAAGCAGTGAACCTGTCTCCTTCGAATTAAAAAAAGGAGAAGATACGCTGTTGTCGCAACGCTATGAACCTGGAGACAACCAACGTATAGAAATTGATCTGCGTGAAATTATTCATGCACAATTGTCTTGCGACTTGAAAGAATCAGGCGAATCATATGAACAAACTAATCTTGCGGCAGATTTTACAGCAATAATCGACGGGAGTAGAATATCTTTCCGTGTTGTTAAAGCTGGAGTAGACCGTCTGGCAGATACGCCTACCAACTTTCTGAAACAGAATTTCCTGACATGGCAGCCGAATGTAAAGCGAGTCACCTATTCGTCACCAGAGTTTTTGACTTATTATGCCGTTGAAGACAGTACTGTTAAACTGAAGGCTGTATTCACTGATTCGAATGAAACTATCACTTTTTCTGTTCTAGAATCCGGCAAGGCATGGACCATGAACTTGCAATACGCCAACGTTGTCAAATCGCTTAACGGGCGTTTTCCGGCATATTATGATGTATGGGTAGAAAATGCATCCGGTCAACGGATGACATATATACAAAGGTATCAAGCCGAAACTGCTAAGTCAATACATGAAGACTGGGTTTTATTCGAAAATTCATTAGGAGGCATTGATACATTTCGTGCATATGGTACAGAATCAATCAATAACCAGCATACGCATAATATTGCAGAACTTGACGAAGAATATGTAGAATATCGCGTCGATACCGAAAGACTGCATACGAAAAACACCGGATATCTGACACCAGAAGAAAGCAGATGGTTGGTTGACTTCTTTCCTGCAGGGAAGAAGTATATTTACCTTGGTGATTATCTTCGCTCGATCGTAGTAACAGAAAGTGAAGTACAGCGGGATAATAAACTGGTACCAACGTCGTACAGCTTCACATATAAGTATGCCGATGCCCGTCCTCTGCTGAACCTCCCGCGAACTGACGAACCAGCCGATATGCTGGAACTAGAGATCCCGGAAGTTGGAAATTTTACTATACCCCCTCGGCTGGCTGAAGTGCCACGTCTTCCCCTGTCCGAGGGGGATCTATTCCCAATACAGAACCCGTATAGCGAAACCTGGAGTACGACCACTACTGGTGCATTGGCTTCTGTTATCGGCCAGATACTGTCTGCCGCAGCTGGAACTGGAGGAGGAATTGGGCATTCGCATGCGAATATAGATCTTCTGAATAAACTCTCTTATACGCTCGGATATCTGCTAGTAAATAGCGAAAAGATAAAAGCCGGGTATGCGGACGAAGCGGGGAAAGTGAAGGATGGAGTGTATATTCGTAAGGATCAACCTGACGAGACAGGCTATCTCATATCCTTTCTTGCCGGTGCGATTTTTGGAAAAAACGGCTATGCTTCAGGTATGACCGGATTTGGGGCAAAGATTGATGAAAACGGGAATGCTGAAGTAGAATCCCTGACATCGCGTCGCTATATTGAAGCTCCCGAATTTCGGTTTAACAGCATCGAGATATTTTTGGGTGATAAATGGAGGGCACCTGGAGGCGGACTGATTGATAAGGTGGATGTTGAGAGC